CACTTGCGCACTTTTTCTAAGTTCAGAGTTTTTCTGGTGTAGCCTAGAAACCAAGAAAACAAAGGGAGAAACCTACTTTGCCCAACCCAGCCAAGCCACTTGAGCAGAAGCGACTGCTCGGAAACCCAGGACACCAGACTTTGCCCAAGGAAGGCGAGCTTGCTGCCATCCCGCCAGCCAAGCGCCAACCCGTAAGACCACTCGGTCTGCACGGCGGTCAGCTCTGGGATGATGTCTTCAAGTACGGCGTGCCTTGGATTGGTGCGGTAGATGTTCACTTGCTTCAGATGACCTGCGAACAACTAGATCGCCGAGATGTCATTGAGAGTCGGTTGGTCGAGGAATACGACTGGCACTTGCTAAAACAGCTAAATGACATAGAAGCCTTGATTGCTGGCAACTTAGGAAAACTCGGTTTCTCACCCGAAGCTCGTACCAGACTCGGTTTGGCAGAAGTCAAGCGAGAAAGCAAGCTAGAAGAACTATTTGCTAGAAGGGCAAAGCGTGAGCTTGAAAAAGGTAAGTAGCTGGCCCCCTGCCTGGCTGACCCCTGTAGCGGAAAACTTTATTCGGTCAGGCGAAGGCGAAGATGTAATTGACTTCGCTGAGGCTTTTGGCATCATCACTAAAGATTCCATCGCTGGCAAGGCTGGTACGCCTATGGACCTACGCGACTGGCAAGCTGAGCTACTCCGTCACTTGTTCGCCCACGATGACAAAGGCTTGAAGAACAGAGTCAGTCTTGTGGGTATGCCAAGAAAGAACGGCAAGTCGAGCCTTATGTCGGTTGTTGCTGCTTACGGTCTTGTCGGTTCTGGCATCCGAGGCGCTGAGGTGTACTCGTGTGCTGCTGACAAGGATCAGGCTCGGTTGGTGTTTGCGGATACTAAGAAGCTGATTGAGGCGAGCGAGCTGTCGGAGATGTGCAAGCTTTACCGAGATGCCATAGAAGTTCCAGAGACAGGCTCGGTCTATCGTGTGCTTTCTGCCGAGGCTTACTCAAAAGAAGGTCTTTCACCAACAATGGTTATTTTTGACGAGTTGCACGCCCAGCCCAATAGAGAGCTGTTTGATGTTATGGCTCTTGCTCAGGGTGCGCGTGGAAACTTAGCAACGCTAATCGCCATCACAACTGCTGGTGTCAAGTCGGACAACTCAGGGCAAGACTCAATCGCCTACTCGTTGTATCAGTATGGGCAGAAGGTAGCAAGGGGCGAAGTAGATGACCCAACCTTCTTCATGGCTTGGTGGGAAGCTCCACAAGAGTACGACCACACAGACCCGAAGACTTGGGAACTTGCTAATCCTGGCTTTGATGATATCTGCGCTAAAAGCGACTTTGAGTCAGCGGTTCTTAGAACACCTGAGTCTGAGTTCAGGCGTAAGCGCATAAACAACTGGGTTTCCAGCAAAGACGCTTGGTTGCCTGTCGGCTCGTGGGATCAGTTGGCTGTTCCTAGTGATTACAACGAAGATGACGAGTTCATCATTGGCTTTGACGGTTCTTGGTCTAATGACTCAACTGCTGTGGTCGGAGTTCGGTTGCCAAGACACGAAGACGATAAGCCACACCTATTTATGATTCAGACTTGGGAGAAGCAACCCGAAGATGACGCAAGCTGGCGAGTGCCAACGCTTGAGGTTGAGGATGTCATCATTCAGTTCTGTACTAAGTACAGGAATGTCCGAGAAGTAGTGTTTGACCCGCCAAGGTGGACTAAGACGATGGTAATGCTTGAGGAGATGGGTTTTCCAGTCGTAGGCTTTCCAACCTTCTCCGCTGCTCGTATTGTTCCTGCCTGTCAAATCTTCTATGACGCTGTGACCGAGCAGACCATCACACATGACGGTAATCCTGTGCTTACAAGGCATTTGGATAACGCAATCGTAAAATCTGACAGATACGGCAGAAGAATTACAAAAGAGTCGGCGGGTAGCCCAAGAAAGATTGACGCAGCGATTGCTGCCGTTATCGCCCTAGACAGGTGCATAAACAGCACTAAACTAGAAGATGAACTATCTCCGCAATTCTTCATTTAGGTTGGTAATGACAGCGACAATTCTCCAAGCACTAGGGATCTTGACGATTAGCGCAGGTGCGGGTTTACTTTTTCCACCAGCAGGTGTGATTCTTTTAGGTGTCGGCTTACTTGCTTTTGGCATAGCCGCTGAGCGAGGTAAGTAATGCTAGGCAATCTCTTTGAGAACAGGTCAGTAAGTTTTCAGTCAATCTGGGGTTCAGGTGAAGTCTGGCAGCTAGACACATCTGCTGGTCAGATGATGAACACCCAGAAGTCGCTAGAAATCTCAGCCTTCTTCTCAGCAGTCAGTCTTATCTCTGACACCATCTCAACTTTGCCAATCGAAGCTAATGTTCACTCAGGACTAAACAGAATCCCGCTTGAGCCACAGCCAGCTTGGGTAAATCAGCCAGATGTAGACATGACTCGTCAGGGACACTACCAACAGGTTCTTATCTCTCTCTTGATGCACGGCAACTCTTACACACGCATCTTCCGTGACAACAGAGGTGAAGTTGTAAACCTAATGGCGCTTGACCCAGAAAGAATGAAGGTCACTCGGTCAGCAGTTGGTCGCAAGCTTTATGAATACGAAGATGACAAAAAGCTACTAACTGCTAATGACATCATTCACATCACTGACTTAGTTCTACCAGGCAAGCTTGTCGGAACTAGCCGAGTAGAGAAGCTTCGTGAAGCACTCGGACTAAACCTGGCTCTACAGCAGTACGCTGCAAGATTCTTCGGTGCTGGTGCATCAGCTCAGGGAGTTATTGAGTTTCCTGGCAACCTAACACCAGAACAAGCAAAGAACTTGGCTGATGGCTTTGACTCACGACACAAGAACAACTCACGCAGAGCGCACCGCACTGGTGTTCTTTCAGGTGGAGCTAAGTTTGTTTCAACTCAGGTAGATCCTGAAAAGTCTCAGGCACTTGACTCACGCAAGTTTGGTGTGGAAGAAATCGCTCGCATCTTCAACATCCCGCTACACATGCTCGGTGTTCCAGACACAGCAAGCTACGCTTCGGTTGAGCAGAACGCAATTCAGTTCGTGACTCACACCCTTCGCCCATACGCAGAGAAGATTGAGTGGGCTTACTCACGCCTACTTCCACCAAACGCTTACATCAAGTTCAACTTCGGTGCTTTGCTTCGTGGAGACCTAGAGTCACGCTTCAACGCTTATTCGGTTGCTACTCAGGCTGGCTTCTTGTCCATAAACGACATCCACGCCCTAGAGGACATGCAGCCTGTTGAGGATGGAGACATCTACAGAGTTCCACTAGCGAACATAAACCTTCCTGACGCAAAGCTTGTTGGCGAGCAGATGATGTACGACATCGTTTCTAAGCTGGTACAAGCTGGATACCAGCCAGATGACATCTTGTCTACATTCGGTTTGCCAGCCATCCCTCACTCTGGAGTACCTAGCGTTCAGTTGCAGCCTGTTGCTCAGATTGACCCTAACGCTCCGACTACTGTTTACGAGGAGTAGTCATGGCAATCACAACCAATCAGCTAACTGTTGGGACTGTTGCCACCATCGTAGATGGCACTTACAACTCAAACTTCAGGCTAATCATTCATAACATTGACAACACCGATGCTATTTATCTTGGTGGTCCAGAAGTGACAACTACGACTGGATTAGCTTTGCGAAAAGAAGAAACCATCCAGCTACAAATGAATCCGCTTGAAAGTATCTATGCGGTATCAGCAAAAGCTGCACACACTATTAGCTATCTAAAGCAGGTTCAGTAATGCCGTATTACATCACAGACAAGTCAAGTGATTGCTCAGGCTGGGCGGTTGTAAAAGAAGACGGCGAAGTCCTTGGCTGTCACGAAACCAAACAGTCTGCGATTGACCAAGCTGTAGCAGTAAGTCTCGCTGAGGATACAGAGTTCGGTGGAGAAAGAGCTGCGGTTGGGCTTCTTGCTTCTGGTGACTGGGTTTCATGGGAGCCAAACGATTCTAAGATTCTTGCTCAGGTAGTTGTCGTTGAAGATCAGTACGCTGTTGTTCGTGTCTTTGAGTACGAGTATGGAGTATTCAGTCCGACTGACAAACTAATGGTCATAAATGTTTTCAGCATTGAGAAGATTCAGAGACCAGAGCGAGTTGCTGTCGAAGAAGAAGAACTAGATTCGGTTGCAGACATGGGCGATGAGGCTATGCCTGACGAGGAGTTTATGACTCGTGCTTTGCCAGATGAACTAGAAATCGGTGACTTTGTTTCTTGGCGTGCATCAGGCGGTAGAGCCAGAGGTCGCATTACTCGCATTGTTAGAGATGGTCAGCTAACCGCACCTGAGAGCGACTTTACAATTAGCGGAACCCCAGATGACCCAGCCGCAATGATTCGCATTTATGAGCAGACCGAGGATGGTTGGAGAGATACTCCAGTTCTAGTAGTTCACAGATTTACTACTTTGACAAAGATTGACGATTTAGAAGACAGAGCTATAAACCAGAAAGCTCCTGCTTACATGAGAGCTGCTGCTCGCCGTGGACTAGAACTAAACGAACAAGGATTCGGTGGAGCTGGCCTGACTCAAAAGACAATTCGTGAAGCTCGCCTTATGGCAGATGGTCAAGTATCAGATGACAAGTGGATACGCATTGCTGCGTGGATTGCTCGACACATGCCAGACCTAGACGCACCAAAGAACTCAAACAGAAACGATCCTGAGTATCCAGGACCAGGATTAGTTGCACATTTATTGTGGGGTTCGGGACCAAGTAAACGAGCTGCTCAGCGTGCTATGGAATACGCTGAAGGAGTTGTTGCTAGGATTAGAGCAGAGGAAAGAACTATGACTGACACTACAGAAAAGCTAAACCGCTGGGCAGATGTAGCTCGTGCAATCCAGAAAAAGATTGACGGCGAGCCTGCTATCAAGGAACCAGAAATCCGCACTACTAACACCGACTTTGAGTTGCGTGCTGAAGGCGGAGACGGTATGACCTTTAGTGGCTACGCTTCGGTATTCAACAGCTCATCCGAGGACCTAGGTGGTTTCCGTGAGTTTGTAGCTCCTGGTGCTTTCAAGCGCTCGCTACAGGCACGCAATGAAATCAAGCTTCTATGGAACCACGACACTAGCGAGCCATTGGCTTCGGTTCGTGGTGGAAGCCTTCAGCTTGTTGAAGACAACCACGGACTAAAGGTGACTGCAAAGTTGCCTAACACAACCCGTGGTCGTGATGTCGCAGAACTTCTACGCTCAAAGGTTATTGACTCAATGTCATTCGGCTTCAATGTAATCAAAGACTCTTGGTCAAACAATGGTTCAGTTAGAACCCTAGAGTCTGTAAGGCTCTCGGAAGTCTCAGTTGTGACATTTCCTGCGTACACCGCAACCACCGCAACTGTCAGGTCTATGCAACCAACTATTGACGCAGACGAACTTGCTAACGCACTTCTAAAGCTAGAGTCAGGTGAAGACTTGGATGAAAAGTCAGCTACCTTGATTACAGATGTGGTTGGCAAGCTAAGACAGCAGCCTGAAGCTGAAGTCAGCGCTGAAGATAACGGTCTTGCCCTGCTAGACCTGAAAAAGAAGCAACTTGACCTACTATTGAAAAGGATCTAAATGCCTACCAAACAAGAAATCAAAGACGCTATCCTAAAGTCGGCTGGATACCCAGAAGTTGGCGTTATTGCTGACCTAGCAGACCAGTTCGCTGAAGCTGTTGCAGCTCTTGAGGAGAAGTCTTCGGCCCCTGCCAAAGAAACCAGGGTTGTCGAATCCAAAGAAATCAGGTAAACTGATTTCCTGCCCCCACCAAGTATTCCCTTCCTTGGTGGGGGCCTTTTCTTTTACCGTGTTTTTTCCAACTAATAGACTTGTAATAGCAGTTGAGTGTTAGCACCGCTGTATCTGTTGAGTGTCAGCACCGCAGGAATCCTAATAAAAAACTATTTGAGGAGACTACATGTCTGAATTTGTAAAGTCTCAGGTAGAAGTTCGCAACAACTTGATTGCTCAGGCACGCGAGGTCCTAGACCTAGCTACTGCCGAGAACCGCGGACTATCTTCTGAGGAAAGCGAAAAGATTGCTCGTATCGAGGCTGACATTGACCAGCGCGATGCAGCGATTGACACCGCACGCAAGCTAACCGAGCGCGAGAACCGTGCTTACGAAGCTGCTGCAACACTAAACACAACCGTTGAGGAGAGCCGTCAGTCTGAGTCTGACATCCTACGCTCAATCGCCCTAGGCGAAATCCGTGGCGGACACGAGTTCAAGTCCGAGAAGCGCACCTTGACTTCTTCTGACAACACTGTTCCAAAGAGCTTCTACGACCAGGTATTCCAGATCGCTAGACTTGCTGGTCCAATGCTTGAGCTTGGTGAAGTTATTAACACTGCAACTGGTGAGTCACTAACCATCCCAACCCTTACTGCTCGCTCAACCGCGACCATCAAGGGACAGGCTGTACAGATCTCTGACTCTGACCCAGTATTCAGCTCAATCACACTAGGAGCTTTCAAGTACAGCTTCCTAGTACCTGTAGCTAACGAACTATTGAACGATGCAGGTTTCGACCTATCATCGCTCATCGCTGAGCAGGCTGGTAACTCAATCGGTTTCGCAGTAAACACTGGTCTAACCACTGGAACTGGAACCGTTGAGCCTACTGGTGTTATGACCGCTGCTTCTTCTGCTGTAACAGGTGGAACTGGAGTTGCTGGTGCGCCAACATACGAGAACATCGTGGACTTGGTTTACGCACTAGATGGTCAGGCACGCCTACTACCTGGCGTTGGCTTCATCACCGCTAAGTCTGGTCTTGCTGCACTTCGCAAGATCAAGGATGGCGATGGTCGCTACATCTGGACTGACGGTGGAAACGCTGCTCAGAACCAGCCAGCTACCCTACTTGGCTACCCAGTCTACGAGAACCCAGCCGTTTCTGCTGTTGGCACTGCTGCTTTCTCCCTAGGATTTGGACACATGCCTAGCTACAAGGTTCGCACCGCAGGTGGAATCCAGATTGCACAGTCTGGTGACTTCGCGTTCGACAAGGATGTAACCACATTCCGTGTCACCATGCGCGTAGACGGAAACCTAACCCACGCTTCACATGTTGTGAAGTATAAGGGCGGCGCGAGCTAGCATCTAGCTAAAAAGCTGAAAGACCCCTAGCGTGTAGGTTCGCTGGGGGTCTTTCTTTTGCTATGCTGAGGACAAAGAAAGGCAACCTACATGTCAAAAATAAAAGGGACTGTTTCCGTATTCTCAAACTCACCAGGACAGCCAACTGGCTACGGTATTGCTGCTGAAGCTTTAGTACAAAGGCTAAAAAGAGACGGCGCAGATGTAGCTGCTATTTCCAATTACGGAAACGAAGGAATCAAGACTCAGTTTGCTACAGAGTACGGCGATGTCCCTGTGTATCCGCGTGGATCTGATGTCTACTCAAATGACTCAGCTATCTTGGGTCACAAGCATTGGCGAGCGCTAAACAAGAAACAACCTGACTTACTAATTACTCTTTACGATGTGTGGGTATTCCAAGGCAAAGGCTGGGATGACTTGAATGTCGCATCCTGGACACCGATTGACCACAGCCCAGTTCCACCAAGCGTAGCCAAATGGAGCGCAAAACAGAATGTCACGCCTCTGGCAATGTCAAAATTCGGTCAGAAAGAACTACAGGCTAAGGGCATAGATTCCATCTACATCCCACACTCAGTAGACACAAAGATTTTCAAGCGTAGAGAAAAGATTGCTGGACAGTCAATCGAAGATTACATGGGCTTCGGTAATGAGCGCTTTGTAGTTGGCATGAACGCCGCCAATAAGTCTGGTGGCATTATTCACCGTAAAGCTTTTGGCGAGAACCTTATGGCATTTGCTATCTTTGCTAAGAAGCACCCAGACGCAATGCTGTACATTCATACAGACCCAGTTAGTCCTCACGGCTGGAACCTAATGGGACTTGGTGAGATTCTAGGTATTCCCAAGGACAACATGGCTTTTGTAGATCCAGTTAGCTATCGCTTCGGTATTAGGCAAGAAGACCTAGCTGGAATCTATAGCTCTTGGGATGTAATGCTTGCTACCAGCTACGGAGAAGGATTCGGTATCCCTACAGTAGAGGCTCAGGCTTGTGGCGTGCCAGTGATTGTTTCTGACTTTGCTGCTTCGGCTGAGCTAGTTGGCGATGGATGGACTGTAGGCGGTCAGCCTCTATACGATAACTCGCAGGGTGCTTTCTTCAACATTCCATCAGTGCCACTAATTGTGCAAGCACTAGAAGAAGCATACGCAAGAGGCAAAGGCAAGTCAAAAAAAGCTGTTGAGTTTGCTCAGCAGTACGACCACGATGTTGTGTGGGATAAGCATTGGAAACCAGCGTTGAAGAAGCTTCTCAAGTGATTCCAGTTCTTGGCTTTGCCACACTAAACCGCTTTGACCTAGCAGAGCGCCTAATGTTATCTATTGACTATCCAGTTGAACACCTAGTTGTCGTAGACAACTCAGGTACTCAGAACTGGATACCACCAAGAGTGGCTATGGCTAAGCACCAGTGGAACATTCAAGTCCCGAAAGGCTTGGGGCTTGTAGGTGCTTGGAACTTGATTGTGAAATCCACACCTTATACAGATCAAGGCGATACGCCTTACTGGGTTCTCGTGAACGATGATGCTTGGTTTGAGCCAGGCGCATTAGCCAGGATTGCTGAACAAGCAGATAGAAACGCCCTTTCTTTTCCAGACATCGTTCCAGATTGGTCGTGTATCGTGCTTGGAGACAAGGTTGTAGAGAGAGCTGGCCTTTATGACGAGCGTTTTTACCCTCTTTACTTTGATGACAACGATTATGAGCGCCGAATTGACAAAAAAGGCATACAAATCAAGCGAATTGACGCAAAAGTACATCACGAGAACAGCTCTACTCTCAAAAGCGGGTTCCAAAACCAAAATTCGGTCACATTTAGGGCTAATCAGGGCCTTTTTGAGCAAAAAGTTGCCGAAAATGACTATTCAGAGGGCAACTGGAGCCTAAAAGTAAGAAGAAGCAACCGATGGGACTAATTTACACAGGTGGAACCTTCGATTTGTTCCACGCAGGTCATGCAGAGTTCCTAAGACGCTGTTCTGAGCTTGGTAGTGTTGTTGTAGCGCTAAATACCGATGAGTTCATTGAGGAATACAAAGGCAAGCCACCAGTAATCAGCTACAGAGACAGAGCAGATGTTTTACTTGCTTGTCGTTATGTAGATCAGGTTGTCCCTAACATCGGTGGACCAGATAGTCGCATCACAATAGAAACTGTTATGCCAGACTTAGTTGTCATTGGTTCGGACTGGGCTAGGCGTGATTACTATACGCAAATGGCTTTTGACCAAGACTGGCTCGATAGCAGAGGCATTGGACTTTGCTACATCCCATACACTCCAGGAATCAGCTCTACAGCCATCAAAGAGCGTATGCTGTTTAGGCGATAGACTAGACCTAGATTTAGCAAAGGACAATCGTGGCTATTACCAACGGATACGCAACTCTGGCTCAAGTAAAAGGCGCACTCCGCATCACAGACAATGTAGATGATGCCCTACTAGAGATGGCTATTGAGTCAGCTTCAAGACTTATTGACGGCTACACCTATCGGTACTTCTACAACGCAGGAACCGCAACAAGAAACTTTGCTGCTGAGGACTCTTACTTAGTAAACATTGACGATTTGGTTAGCATTTCAGAACTAAAGTCCACTGATGAAATTGGTAGCGAATACACTACTTGGCTTGCAACTGATTACCAGCTACAGCCAGTAAACGGAAAACAAGACGGCCTAAACATTCCTTACACAAGCATCCTTGCTGTAGATGACAAGCTATTCAACACACTTGGCAGTCAAGCCCTTGTGCGAATTACTGGAGTATGGGGTTGGTCAGCAGTTCCGATAGCTGTGACCCAAGCAACAATTATTCAGTCATCAAGAATTTACAAACGCCTTGACTCGCCTCTAGGTGTTGCAGGATTCGGTGATCTTGGAGCTATCCGTGTTGGTCGTGCGCTTGACCCAGATGTAGAACAGCTAGTCATGCCATA